CTCCGTAAACACGCACCTGGCCAACGAAACGACGAATGTCGCTGTTGGAAAGTCGCCGATTAAGCATCGTGCTAAAGGCATCCAATAGAATCGTAAGGAAAGTCATCGACTCTACCGGAAAGCACAAGGCTGAACCCATAGACGCGAACTTGGACATAGATATAATGCCATGTCCAGGAACGTATGCTCTTGCAGATCGACAGTTATCAACCGCACTGGCTAAATGCGGATGGTACTTGAAGAGCTGCATAGCGAGCAGATTGGAAACACGGTCACTAGCATCTTTTAGATCGAGAGTCGCAAGACTCCCGTCGAGAGATCCCTTGCGGGCAAGTTCTTGATTCGGAACTTGGTCAGTAAAACCGATGGAACCGTCTAGGAAGTCACTCCTTTCTAGTCCATCAACGAATTCACGGAGCAAGGACTGCTGGGCATATTGCATGCACAACGGTTCGAGCGCAATGATTCGAGGTGTCTTCAACGTTTTAGGAACAGAAACCACCCTAACGGGCAATTCTGCTCCGGGTTCTAAGAAGCCGACTCCGTCTAAAACTTCAGAAAACCCCATATTGGGGCAGACGAAGTCTAGGGCTGGGAAGGAACCCTCGAGACGGTCGGTCCAGACTGTGAAGTCAAACTTCCGGTTTCCGGAAATTCGATCAGCAGTGTTACCCGGACCGTGCTTAGGGACCAAGTTACCTTCAAAGACCTTCCGGTCAATGGCAGTAAAAATGTTCCCAAAGAGAGTGTTAGATAAATTGCCGAAACGGTCAAGTAACCGTTCCGGAGCCTCATCGACCCACTCTTCGACTTCTCGATCACACTCGACGTAACCATGGAAGGCCTCCGCCTCACGCTCTTGCGAGCAGGGTAGAAAGATCTTCTTAAACGCCAGAGTAATTTGGCGGATAAAGAAGATAGCCACAACCGACGGTTCGTCGAGTAATCGGCCACTACTACGGTCGAACACGAGCTCGGTGCAACCTTGTAAGAGTACAGGGAGACACCCACGTTTTGCATAACCAACAAAACGTGCTGGAGTTACCATTCCTTCATCGAGACTTCTCTCGAAGTCGCGGCAGAAGGATGGAAGGACTATCGTGAGAAACGATAGCCCCTCGTGATCTACACGTCTCTGGATCCTTTTAAAATCCAGAGTGGTGCTGGTGTGACACCATATCTCGGCATCTGCCAAGATATTCTGCATGAGCGACATGAGGCTTTTCATACTCCCTCCTTTCAGAGGTAAAGTATCCCGAGTCCCACGACCCACGCAAACGCACAATCCAGTCCGCGGACCGCCGTCTCGGTTAGTTCTCGCCACCCAATAGTTGGGTGACACGAGCGCCACTCGATGCGGTAAGGTAAGCGGTAAGACCGTCTACGATCTGCTTAGCCTCTGCAACAGTAAAACCTGTTATAGGGGTATCAACAACAATATAAGCACTCATAGAGTACTTAATATTGGTTGCTGAAATAAGAGGATCAGCGGCGATCTTCGAAAAGTCG